TATGAATTATAAATTATAGAATAATCAGAATTTATTACATTCAATTGTCCTCCTAATATAGTTCCATTAGAATTAGATATAGTATTTTGTCCACCATTTAATATTGTGCTATATGAACCATTAACATTAATAGTATTAATACTACCATTAATAACATTAGCATAAGTCCCTGATGCAGTATTACTATTACCATTAATAACATTAGCATAGCCACCTACTGATGCAGTATTAAAAATACCATTAATAACATTAGAATGATTTCCTGATGCAGTATTACTACTACCATTAATAACATTAGAATTACCCCCTGATGCATTATTACTACTACCATTAATAACATTAGAAAAACTCCCTGATGCAGTATTACTACTACCATTAATAACATTAGAATAACTCTGCGTTGCAGTATTATTACTACCATTAATAACATTAGAATAACTCCCTGATGCAGTATTACTATTACCATTAATAACATTAGCATAGCCACCTACTGATGCAGTATTACTATTACCATTATTAACATTAGAATAAATCCCTGATGCAGTATTAAAAACACCATTAATAACATTAGAATTATTTGCTGATGCAGTATTACCAGTACCATTATTAATATTAGAATTATTCCCTGATGCAGTATTACCAGTACCATTAATAACATTAGAAGTACTCCCTGATGCAGTATTACTACCACCATTTAAAATGATAGAATAAGAACCAGAAGATACTCTTGTGCTAATATCTCTAATTCTTTGAAAATCTATAGCAAATCTTCCTCTTTTATTACCATTAGTAGTAGTTGAATCTGGAATTTGAAGAGAAAAACTACCATTTCCTTTTGCCACCAAAGCAATGTCCACGTTGGCAGAAATAGATGAAACCTGTAATGCAAATACTGGTATTGCTGAATTAATGGATGTTACAGATGATATTTCTCTAAATAAAGACAGTTGTTTATTCCATTCTGCACTATTTAAATTGACATTAGTATAAACATTTGACCAGTTTGAACTATTAGATTGAACATTGGTGTATGTATTTTGCCAATTAGCAGTCAATATCTTGACATCAGTTCCCTGATAATTCCAATTTGCACTATTTGATTGAACAGTAGAATAAACACTTATATTATTTGCACTTTGAATGCTAAAATTAGTAAAAGTATTTTGCCAGTTTGCTGTTAAAGATGATAGACTTGTGTTGCTTCCTCCAGAATTCCACAATGCACTGTATGTTGATACAGTAGTATATGTGCTATATAAATTAGCACTATATGAATTTGCCCATGTGGTAAACTTTGGATCAGTCTCATCATATGGGATTTTTTTTATTTTAACTACTTGACATTGTAAATTGCTCACACTATTATTTATGCAAACCGAATAAATAATAGTGTGAGTTTTCTTAAAGACATTCTGATAGCATTGGGTTTTTTGAATAAATTATTAGAATTTATTCAAAATATAATAGAAAATTATAAAAGAGTTAAAGAAAAAACAAAATTACAAGATTTGTCAAAAAAAACAGAAACTAATATAAAAGAAGGAAATATAGATGAATTAAACAAAAATCTTATATAGTTTATTCATAATCAGACAATTTATATACTTTGCTTTTAGAAGGAATAAAACTACGATAATTATTTGTTAAAAACCAATACCATTTTTCTGGTTTTTCAGGAACTACAGAATTACCAAATCCATCTGTTATGATAAAAACAGCTTTAGGATATTGTTTTTTCTCTGTTTTCTTTATATTTTGTATTTTTTGTTCTATTATATCAAACAGAGTGCCTCCACCACCATAAACCTTTCCAGATTCTAGAGTAGTTTCTACCACTCTGGTATCAAAACAGAATAATCTTATATTAAATTTATTTTTATCTAAACTTTTTGCAGCTTTAAAAAAACGATCTTTTAAATTAATACAACTACCACTAGTATCTAAAAAGAAAAAAACATCAATTTTATTTTTTTCTTTGTATTCATCTAAAACTTTACAATTAGCAGGCAAATACACATCTTTTGTTATTATTTGAGAATATAAAGGATTAATTCTTTCCCATCTTTCTGTGGTCTCTATTGTTTCTTTTTTGTGTAAGTTTTCCCATTTTTTAATAACACTCTCCCATTTCTTTTTCTTAGTAGCTTTTACATTTACACTATGCCAGCACCCAAAACCATTTGCTGATCTAGCAAATTCTTGGAGTTTTTCTGGAAGTTTATCAATAAACTGATCATCAATACTATCTAACACAGAAGAATTTTTAAGTTCATCTTGAATTTTTTCCAATTGTTTTTCAGAAAGAACCTTGTGTTCATCCACTAATAAATGTTGAACATTTTTATTTTTTTCATCCTTTTTCAAAAGATTAAAATAATATTCTGTAGAATCATCATGGTTTACAGTCTGGTTTTTAAACACAGTATCAAACCAACAACCTTTATCTTTTAAACTATCAACCAAATCATTTCTAATAAATCCAAATCCATCGCACAGCATTTCATTGATAACCACATCAGCAGCATAATTCATGGTTTGAATGTCTTTTGTCCCATAATATTCAATAAATCTTTTACCATGATGCAAAAGCACATGCAACATTTCATGGCATATTAAAAATAATCTAGAGTGTTCATTTAAAGATTCCCAGTAATTTGAGTTTATTGATAATTTTATGCTATTACCTTTTTCATCAAAATAGATGGCAGCAGTTGGTAATTCTGATGAATCTGTTACATCTATTTCTCCTATATCCCAGAATGCTCTAAAAAAATAATGATGATTTTGTAGCTTTTTGGCTATTTCTATTTTGTCTATGCAATTCATTATATGCTTAATAAGCTTGTTATATTATCTGAATCAGAAATTGTCAAAACACTTCTTATGTCTTGTAATTTCTTTAAGAAAGACTCTGGTAATACTGATGCGCATTTGCCGTTTATATAGTTTATAAATTCTTGTATTCTGTTGCTGGATATTTTAGATGTATTAGCATTCAAGTCATTTACAAATTGCTTTAACTCTTCTTCTGACAATTCTTCTTTAGCAAAAACACAAGCATTACCTAATAATTTTAAAAAGTTTTTATCATTTTGAATGGTTGCTTTTTGCATGCTTCTTAAATTACTCATCATAAAATTTATGAAATGATGTTTGTTGGATATATTTTTTAAACAATTAACAGCACAAATCATGGCCTTTCTTCTATCAGAAGTTGTTATATTATATATGGTATTGCTACAGTCATATTTTTTAGGTTTATTTATTCCATTCCATTGATACATACAATCAGAGAATGCATCTGGTTGATTACTGTTGGAAACGTTTATTATCACAAAATTAGATTGATTGCCAACAAAATTCATAGCATTCATGGGTTGTTCTACTATGTAATTTTGATTTAACAGACTTTTTAATATTTTAACACAGATATGATTTGGATTACTTTTTGCAATTTCTGTGAATATTTCTCTATAGATTGGATCTTTTGTTAAAGTTTGATAAATTGAGTAATTTTGGAAATTTTGGTTAATTTTTATTTCCTCTGTTATAAATTCCTTGGAGACATATTTCCAAAATTTCCAATAGTTTTCATTTTTTAATTTGTTTTTATATTTCAAGAAATTTTTATCATCTTTTAAGAAATCTCTCATACCTTCTTCTGTGGGATTATTCAAAAGCATGTTGATTAATTCTTGTGTTTCATCAAGAGATAACTTTTTGATTAATTCTTTAAAATTAGCAGAAACTGGTAATAGATATTTAATATCCAAACCTTTTTTAAAACATTCTCCCACATAATCCAGTCTTCTAGGACTAAGAATTTTAAGAGCTTCTTTTGGTTGTTCTTTCCACCAATCAATCAAAATTCTACCATGAAAATCACCGTATTTATTTTTAAAATAAGATGAATCTGGTTCATTAGGTAATTCTACCACCACATGAAAACGGTCTAATTGTGCAGGATCAAGTTCATCCACATCATATTCACCAGATGATTCATCTTCTTCATTTTTTGGAGGATTCACTGCTCCCCACACCATTTTAAGATTTGGAAATTTTCTACCATTTATACTTTTGAATTGTTGTAATTCAAGCAGAGCATTTCTAACAACTTTGTTTGTTCTGTTCCATTCATCACAAAAAATAGCCTCTACATCATGGTCTAAATTTTCTGGTAAAACAAATTCCATTTTTTCTCTGCCATTTTCATCAATTTTAGCTTTGGGGATACCCAACAAGTGAATCCAAGGATCAAGTGTTGCTCCTGAAAAATAAGCATATTTCAGCTTATTTCTTTTGAAAGTTTCTATTATTTGATGACTTTTACCTACTCCTTTTTCTCCAACAAGAAGCACGTTCACGCTGGCATTAACCCATTGGTCTAATATTTCTGAATTTAATTTACATTTATTGAATTTTATCATAATAGTGTATCATACACCATTATGCTAATTCTTCAACAGAAATGTTTGCTAGAGCCATCAACTCTTTTATTTTCTTAATAACATTTTCCTTGCTAACATTATCAGTTTCTTCATAAACATAAACATTATCATCATAATTTATACAATAAGGATCAAGAAAACTAGTTACTATAAGACCATTCAAGTAAGGATATTGTAATACTGTCCAAGAATAATGGTCTGGTGAATCTGTTGGATATGGATTTTCTACTCTGCCACAACGATTGGAATCTTCTGTTAATTTACCATAACCACAAGAATTCACTGCTATCAACTCTGCAAAACCATCAGCACTAGGAGCAGGAAGAGTGAATTTTAATGTATTATCATCTTTTTGGAATTCTTTTACAGGATAGCCAAAAAAGGAATTTAATGCTGTAAAGGGCTGATATTCTGTTAGAGGATACATGTTTGGATTTGAACCACTAACAAATATTGCATTAACATCTCCTAAACTATAACCTTGAAGTTTTATGGTTGGTTCTCTTCCTTCTACTATATAATAAGGAGAAACATATCTTAATAATGGACGACCAGTTATAGCATAGCTGTCAGTTTGTAGATTTGTTGAATATTCTAATAGATTATCATAATTACAATAGAATTTATCAGTAAATGTATAATCTGTTTTTATAAAACATATGGGTTTTGAATTTTCTATATTGGCTTTAAAAATATAGCCTTTAATGGTAAAACTAGTGGATGCTGTGATTCTAAAAGGAGGGTCTTTTGGACCTTGTTCTTTGGCAGGATAACTATAAGAAATTGTTCCATCCCATAATATTTCTGTTCTTAACTCTCTGCCACTTTTGGGTTCTTGCCAAGATACTATCACATAAGGATTGGTATTAACAGAAAAATTTTGCACTATTTGGTCCATATCTTCCTGAAATTTTGAAAGAATTGTCATTTCAACACTAATATTCCAAGGAATTACTTTTAAATTAACAAAAGTTCCATCATCATTCTTGTAAATTATATCATCAATTTTATTTTTTACTCTCTCATTATCTCTTCCTTGACTTTTTATTTCTATTGCCATTGCTGGCAATTTTATAGTATCTGTCAGACCAATTATATCAGCAATAATGTGACTTTTAGGAGCAAAAGTCAAAGGCACTTTGATTGTTTCTTTTGCATATTTTTTACCATCAAATCTTTTTATTTTCACATCATTGAATGCTGCTGCAAAATGAGTCAAAAGTGTTCTTATTTCAAAATTATAGTTGTATTCCTGCATATACATTATTTAGTATAAATAAATACATGGCATATAATGTTCCCTTTTCTTTAAACCCTAGATTTTCAACTTCTTTTGATTCTTCCAAAAGAAAAATAGAAAATTTAGGGCAAACCGGAATAGCAGTTTCCGAAAACAGATATGTTCCAACTTGTTATGATTCTATATCAAACGTGAAAGATAATTACAGAGGAATGGTGGAAAATTATGCACAGAATTATGGAATGGAAATTTCTTATTGGAGTACTGGATACGACATACAGGACAGCAACAAACTATATGGAGAAAATCCAACTGCCAGATACAGAGGCCCAAGAAAAATAAAAGCCATAATAGATTTTCAAAGTTACTCAACATTTTTAACAAAATGGGGCGTTATGAGTGATTTGGATATTATAATTTATATACCTATAAAAGATTTTCAAAAGGTGTGGGGACAAGTATATCCACTAGCAGGAGATTTATTTTTAATAGATGATTCTAGTTGTGACCGTCCTTTAGGACAATCTCCTATAGTTTTTGAAATCACCGAAAAACATGATAGTATAAATCCTGCTGATTTTATGGCAGGTCACTATATCTGGAAAATACAAGCCAAAAGATTTGATAATTCCTATGAACCGGGAGCACCACAAGAGAAATTTCTTGGTGGACCTGTGGATTCTAAAGAATATGGTAAGATTGAGAGTGATATAGACCAAACCGATGTGAATACTTCTGAAAACAATCATGATGTTGATGTTGATGCAAAAGATGATTTTCAAACTCCTAATTCATCAATTTATGGTAAATATTTCTAAAAAATATAAATAAAATTATGAATATATCAAGAAAATTAATTATTGAAAAGCCAAATTATGAATTGGAGTTTCTGAGCGAACAAACAAACAGAGACAATGAGAAAAGAATTTATATAAGAGGCCAATATATAATGATGAACCATGGAAACAAAAACAGAAGAAAATATCTAGAAGAAGATATGGTTCCTGCTGTTGACACTTACATCAAAGAATATGTGGAACAAAACAGAGGTGGGGGTGAACTCAACCACAGCACCAATCCTGATGTTGATTTGGGAAAATTAGCTGATAAGATAATATCTCTTGAAAGAGATAAACATGATACAAACTATTATATAGGTAAATCACTTATTCTTTCAACTCCTAGTGGTAAAATACTAGAAAGTTTGGTGCATGATGGTGTTCGTTTTGGTAAAAGCACAAAATGTTTGGGTCAAATTTCAGAAAGTTCTGATGGTTTTAATGTGGTTAAAAGTCCCATAGTTCTTTTAGTGGACAACGTTTTTGACCCTAGTGTGGCAACAGCCTTTGTTAATGGTATTTTAGAAAATAAAGAATACATCATATCAGATGATGGCAGAATAGCAGAAGCTTATGGTAAATTAGAAAAAAGTTTATCAAAATATCCCGGTAAACACAGAGATGCAATAAATCAATACATCAGAGAATCTTTAGAAAAATTTTTACAATCAATATAATATGAAAAACAATCTTGAACAAATATATGAACAAATGATGAATCCTGTCTTATTAAGAGTTGTTCGTCAACCAGCACCTCTCTCTCCTGTTAAAATAATAAAAGCTACTAGAGAAGAAATGGAAGATGAGGAACATGAAGAAAACGAGGAGGAAATGGAAGAAGATTTAACAGAAAAACAAGAAGTAGAAATTGCTAGAGAAATTTTAACACATGTTTCAGAATTGGACGACATTGCAAAAGAAGCCATGTACAAGAGTTTTAGGAAAAAAATAGAAAGTTGTTCTGATAAAATTAGAAAATTAGCAAATGAATTGATAGAAGGACACGGATACGATGTATAAAATAAAAAAGGGAGCTTTTGCTCCCTTTTTTATTAATTATTTTCTAATATAGTTTTTAGTGAATCTAGACTCATAAGACCCACATTTCTCCATATCTCAACATTATCTTTGAGTAGAATCAAGGTTGGAACAGCTCTTATTCCAGCATTTACAACTTCTTCCATGGGAATAGAATAAGTGTCTTTTTCAACAAATTCTACTTTTTCTGAAAAAATATTTTTTAGTTCTTCTAAGATTGGTTTGAGTGCTTTGCATGGTCCACAATATTCGTGTCCATATTTTACTAATTTAAGTGTTTTCATACCATGATATAGTAACATATTTACGGAAAAATTCAAATATTTTCTAAAATAACTGTAAATATATTACATATGTCAGACAAAATTAGATCACACATAGCTAATATGATTTATCACTTAAACACTGAAAACAGAGCACAAGCGGATAATCATCTCAAACAAATAATAGATTATAAAGTAAAAAATTTATATTCTGCTGAATTTCAAAAAGTAAAACAGTCATTTTCGAAAGAAAATATGTAAAAATATATAAATAATTTTATGTTAACAGAAATTAAATCAATTTTCGAATCTGTAGATAAGGATATTCTTTCCGAAGATACATTACAATCAATTTCTAATCTAGTAGAAGAAAAAGTCAACAGTAAAGTTGAAGAACGTGTTTCTCTAGAATTAGAAAATGCAATCAAAACTCAATATGAAAAATTCAAAGTAGTCTCAGAAAAAGCTATTGCTGCTATTGATGCTGATCACACTGCAAAAATCAAAAATGTAGTTGAAGCAATTGTAAAAAATAATGACCAAAAACTTTTAACAGTTCATGAAGGTTACAAGAAAATAATCAAAGACACTGCTGTTAGAGATCGTGATAGCATCATAGAGAGCGTTAGTGAATTTTTGGATATGTACATTGAGAAAAATCTTCCAATGGAAGAAATCCAAAAAGCTGCAAAAAATCAATATGCTGTTAAAGCTGTTGAAGAAGCAAGAAAAATTCTTGGCGTTGATGACAAATACATCAAAACCAACATCAAAGAAGCTCTTGTTGATGGCAAACGTCAAATGGATGTGCTTGTAAAAGAAAATGCAGAATTGAAAAAAGCTAAATTAATAGCAGAAAGCAAAAAAGCTTTAGCAGAAAAAACAGCAAATTTACCAGTAGAAGCTGCTAAATTTGTAAAAAGCAGACTAGAAGGAAAATCTGCTGAATTCATAAAAGAAAATTTCCAGTATGTAATAGACATGTTCTCTCGTCAAGAAAAGAAAGAAAGAAACAAGGCATTACTTAATGAGAATAAACAATTTAACGTTGATCGGAACAGGGTAGCCGATGAAATCTTAAAAACAGAAACGAAAACCACTAATAATGTAAACCAAAACAACCCTATGGAAGACATCTATTTAAGTGGTCTAAATTTCAGAAAATAAACAAAAACTTATAAATATATAAACATATGCAATCATTAGCTTCAAACTATGTAGATTCGGCTCCCTCTCTTATTTCCAAAGAAAGAGGAAAAGCATTAATTAATAAATGGAGTAAAATCCTAGATTTTACTGATAATCAAACCAAACAAATCGAAGGCTATCAAAAACGTCTTGCAACAGCCCTCATGTGCGAAAACCAAGAAACTTGGCTTCGTCAAAATGGCCACATGCCTCGTCAGCTTGTTCAAGAAACAGGCATGATCGCTGGTGGTACTTTTGGTTCTGGCAACGCTGCTGGTACTTCCGTATTCGGTGGTGGCACAGAACAAGGTAGTGCTCCCTCAGTGGATGGTCAATATGGTAATGCTGGCCCCGGTACTGGTGGCAATAGCGACTGGTACGCTCCCGGTGATGCTCGTCTTCCAAAGACCTTAATCCCAATGATTCGTCGTACCTTCCCTGAGCTTATCACTCATGAGATCGTTGGCGTTCAACCAATGAGCGGTCCTGTTGGTCTTGCATTTGCTCTTCGTTATTTCTATGACCAAGACTCTCTTGCATGTTCTCCTTACAGCGATAAAGGTTCTTGTGGTGCATCAAAAACTTTCCCACAAGGTCCGGGAGTATGGTCTGGTTCTAACACTGATGAAGCAGGTTATCAAAGACTTTACACTGCTCACACTGGTATCACTGCTGCTGGTCTTAGCGGTCTTGGTTTAACAACCTCAACCACTGGTTCTGGTTCTTGCTTTGACTTTGCTCCAGCAGATATGGGTGTTGCTCAACTTCTTGCTCACTTTGAAGCAAGCAGCAACATTCCTACCATGAGCCTCAAGATTGAGAAACAAGCTGTTGAAGCTGGTACTCGTCGTCTTGGAACTTCTTGGAGCATGGAACTTGAGCAAGACCTCATGAACATGAACGGTATTGATATTGATGCTGAAATGACAAACGCGATGAGCTATGAAATTCAAGCAGAAATTGACCGTGAGATGGTTATTCGTATGATCCAAGTTGCTCTTAATGCTGGCTTTGGCACTGGTTATTCAGTGTGGAAACCACAACTTGCTGATGGCCGCTGGTTCGCAGAACGTGGTGTTGACTTTTATGCAAAAATCGTTGTAGAAGCAAACCGTATTGCAATCCGCAACCGTCGTGGTCCTGCTAACTTTATCATTGCAACTCCAAAAGTTTGCACAATTCTTCAACTTCTTCCAGAGTTCAGAGTATTTGAAATTGCAAGCGCAATTCAAGCTCACCCAAATGGTGTTGCTCGCGTAGGTACTCTTGCTGGACAGTTTAATATCTATCGTGATACAAGAACAGAAGCACAATATCTTGCTGGTGTGAGAGCACAGCCTGTAGAATATGCTCTTCTTGGTTATAAAGGTAGTGAGTTCTGGGATACTGGTATAGTGTATTGCCCATACATTCCTGTTCTTGTTCAAAGAACCATCAGCCCACACACCTTTACTCCAAACGTTGGTATGATGACCAGATATGGTGTGATTGATCACTTGTTCGGAAGCCAAAACTTCTACCACTTGATCATTGCCCGTGATCTTAACACTGGAGACTTGGTAACATGTGGTAGCGCATACTCTGCACAAACCCCTGCACAACCAAATCCTCTTAACTTCACATACCTTAGCTAATAGCTAATAGAGTTAGAGATAAAAATCTGGAAACCCTCTAGGAAACTAGGGGGTTTCTTTTTGGTTGCAAAGAACATTGTTTTGGTGTAAGTATTGTAATGGCGAACAAAAAAATGACTTTTGAAAAATTTTTGGAAAAATGTAGTATTATTCACCAAGATAAATACCATTATTCCAAAACATTGTTCACTTGCACTAGAGATAAAATAATTATAAAGTGCCCAACACATGGAGAATTTGAACAAAGAGCTAGTGCTCATTTAGATGGTCAAGGTTGTAAAAAATGTAGAAATGAAAATGTAAGAGACAGATTTTCTCATTCACTTCAAGATTTCTTAGACTCTTTAGAAGAATATAAAAAAGATAATTTAGATTTCGGCTCATTTGTTTATTCAACTGATAAAACTAAAGGATATATCAGATGTAAAAAACATGATTTTGTTTTTGAAACAACTCCATCCAACGTTAAAAAAAGTAAACACTGTTGTCCTTTATGTGCTAGAGATTCTCATAAAGAATTGATAAAAAATACAAAAACAGATTTCATAAATTTATCAATAGCAAAACACGGTGATGTTTTTGATTACTCTTTATTACCAGAAACTTTTGGTAGTCATGATTATGTAGAGATAAAATGTAAAAAATGCTGTAATTCTTTTTGGAGAATAGCTTACTCTCACTGTAATATTGGTCACTCTTGTCCTAAATGCGGGTGTTCTAAAATACACAAACAATTACAAGAATTTTTAACAAAGGAAGGAGTACAATTTGAGTCTAATGATAGAAAAATATTAAATGGATATGAATTAGACTTGTATATTCCTGATAAAATGATTGCAATAGAATGTAATGGAAACTACTGGCACTCAGAGGAAGTTTTAAAAGATGATTCGTATCATCTTAAAAAAACAAATGGTTGTTTGGAAAAAAACATTCAGTTGTTGCATTTTTTCGAAGATGAAATTTTATATAAAAAAGATATTGTTTTATCTATAATAAAACAAAAGCTGAAAATAAACAACAATAAAATTTATGCTAGAAAATGCACTATAAAAGAAATAGAATGTAGTGAAAAAAACGATTTTTTGCAAGAAAATCATATACAAGGAAAAGATCAATCAAAGATAAAATTGGGATTATTCTATGAAAATGATTTACAGAGTGTTATGACTTTTGGACATCCTAGATACAAC